TTCCACAGTGTATTCCATCGGTTGGTATGATAAAACCACCAGAGTACTCTGCTGGGTTAAGGGCACTTGTTTCATTAATCATTGAAAAGTGTGGTCCTGTAACGGTTGCAGCATACAAATTAACCTTCATGAATAGGGAATTATCGGACATTTCAACTAATGCAGTTTGTTTTTCAGAACAAGCCTGGGCTCCAATTGCTTTAGAAGCTGCTCCAGAACCAACATCTGTTTGTGCGATTGGTCCATTTCCATCCGTTCCGAATGATGTAAAAGCGCGATCACAAACTAGGACGCGGCCCATCGATGGATTTGTGTATGCGGAAATATCAATATCATCAGAAACATAGTTAGTTCCTGAACTTGTTAACTTGGTTCTCAAAAAGAACGTGTCGGTTCGTGCCATATCTACCAGAATATGGTTAGCTACTTAACTATTTGTAGGGTTACAGTAAAATAACTAAGGATAAGTCGTTCTATTATTATTACTAGTATAGATAATAGATATATTAATATAGAGTCATATTGTTATACAGTTGATAAATATGTCAGGAGTCAAGGGAAAAAGTGGAAGAAAGCCTAATCCTCATGGAAAACATGAGAGATACAAGAAGATATCATTCTATGTAATGGAATATGCAAAGCTAGATGCTAATTTTAATATTGTAGGATGGACAGAAGACCCAACCTTTCAATGGTTTAAGCGTCATCATAGTGCGTCCTGGCAAAATAAAGTCAGGTCTTTTATGTATGAGGATGTCAGAGCCTTCAAAGATATCCATTGGAGATGTAAATGCGAGAACGTAGGGATTATTGGAAACCATAAACATCCTAGAGAAGCTAAGTGTTATGTTTGTAACACCTGGAAGAACGAAGCAACCAGGAGAATTCATGAGCGGTAGAGGGGAGATCGCTTGTATGCGATGTAAAGAACTTAAAAGAAAAGATAAAATGGTAGTTGCTCAAACTTTACCTGGTAAAATTCATCCTATGGTTGTCTGTAAACATTGTAGAGCTATTCTAGTAATGCGATTAAGAGAATTGGAAAAGATGGCTTTACTATCAGACTAAACATTCATAACCAATTACAGCCAGGACAACTCGCATGACAATCTTTTCAATGATGACCCAGTCTAATTCGATATTATAGATCTTACTAGTCATTTGAAATAGTATATTGTTTAAAGTTAGTTACTGCTTCTTCATTAGTGTTCATCTTCTCTGCTAAGAACCTGCACTGCCAGTTAACAGCCATTGGTGAACCTGCTTGTGTATCTATTACAGCTAGGATTAAATCTTGAGTAATTAAAAATGTATCATTAATAACTTGATTAATTGTCGTCCCTGCTGGAGTACCTGCATTTTGATGAAACATTGAAACTCCAATTAATCCATCATTGTTATAATTAGGGTTTACTGGATCTTCAAAAACCTTGCCAGCAGTTATAGTGCCACTTAATTCAGAGGTATTGGTTCCTATATCTGCACTAGGAAACAAACTAAACTCTACTAATCTATATGCATACCCTGGTGTATTGCCACTAAAGTTCAATACTTCAGTAAGTCCGCTAGCTGTCTGTCCTCTCATTACGAATTCTTTGTTCATTTGAATAACCCCTTTACTCCTAAGTATATCTTCCTGGTAATGCCTGACTTTGGTGCCTTTTTCTTTTTACTTGCCGCACTTGCCGCCTTAGTTACCGCACTAAACGCCTTCTTAGCGTTGTTAATGGTGCCTTTTTTACCGTAAGAAGTGCTTTGTTTGACTATTTTCATACCTTTTGATACCGCTTTATTGAATGGAGTAGTTGCTTTTTTACGTATTGCCTTTCCTACTTTTATGCCAACACCTAGTGGCGTTACATCAAAAGCAGTCTGTAATCTTTCTTGTATCATAGGAACCTTTGGTTGTAGTATCTCGTAACCTTGTTCAATGAGATCACCTAGCTCTTCACGGTTCTTATATGTGTAATATACAACGGCTCCAGCGGTGAGAACTGGGTGCCGCATTGCAATTGTTTTACCAACTTGTAGGGCTGTGCCTGCTACTCTTAAAGCAGTTGAACCTGTAGAACGTGCCACAACTGGCCCTGCTCTACGAATTACTGTTTTTAATGCTCTAGCCACAGGCGCGGAAAATCTACCTTCAGCTAAGAAGTCAGCAGCTCCAGCGAGACCCGCTATAATTCCTAGATCTCTTTTGGTAAACTTGACCATTAGTTAGCAGTGAGTGAAACTAATAATTCCTGAATTCTTTGTAAGCTTAATTTTTCTGTGTGGACTTCAAATAGAAATCCAACGTCTAATTCACCAGCCCATGCGCTACCTGTGGCTATTCCACAGTGTATTCCATCGGTTGGTATGATAAAACCACCAGAGTACTCTGCTGGGTTAAGGGCACTTGTTTCATTAATCATTGAAAAGTGTGGTCCTGTAACGGTTGCAGCATACAAATTAACCTTCATGAATAGGGAATTAT